AATACAATAGGGCAAACACTATTCGTTTTCATTATGAATCATTTATACCAAAAGATCACGAACATCTTATGTTTGGAATAGAAGATGGCTTTATGAAAACCATACAATGGAGTCAACGACCACACCTAAGTAGGAAAAAATACTACAAGGATATTGTACTTCCAAGATGTAGGGATAAATTTTTTATAGAAGATACATTTCATGGAGCAATTCAAGATGATATATCTCCATATGAAGTATTTAATCAAGAAGGTTGGGATATGCATAAACTCTGGATTTATCATCCTGAAGGCAATATCAAACGTTCTTATCACTTAGATGGTCGTCAAGGAACCAGAAAGTATACTTCCGATGATGCAACTTGGGGGTATAAAGAATGAGACTAGGAATCATAGCAAGATCAGATAATACTGGCCTTGGTAATCAGACTAGAGAGTTAGTTAATATGCTTAATCCTGATAAGATTCTTTTAATTGACTCTACCCCGTTTAACAACAACAAACAGCATCCAGAGTGGTATGAAAAATACAGTTGTATTAAGACACAAGGCTTTCCGTCTGTTCAACAAATAAAAATGTTTTTAGGAGATGTAGATGTCGTACTGAGTTGTGAAACCTTTTACGATCAAAACTTTATAAGGTTTGCAAACAAGCGTGGAGTAAAAACTATTCTTCAGTATAACTATGAATTATTTGGGCACTTGTCAAACCCAGAACTACCTCTACCAACTATATTACTATCTCCTAGTTTATGGCAAATTGAAACAATTCAAAGTATGTTTGGAGATAGAACAAAAGTAGTTCATCTTCCACCCCCAACCACTCCTGAGTTATTTGCAACTGCAAAAAATAATAACATTTCTAAATCACACAATAGACTATTACACATTGCTGGAAAGAAAGCAGCCAAAGATAGAAACGGTACTGAAACCGTAATAAATATGTTAAAACATTCTAAGGCAGATTATGAATTAGTTATTAAAAGTCAAAGCGAAATAGTAACTAATGTATCAGACTCAAGGTTAAAGATTGAAATTGGCAACCCAGAAAACAGGGAAGATTTATATGATGGCTTTGATGCTATGGTATTACCGAGACGATATGCAGGACTATGTTTGCCAATGAATGAGGCTTTACTTTCTGGTCTCCCCGTTTTTATGACAAATGTTTCACCTAATAATCAGATCTTGCCACAAGATTGGCTAGTTGAATCAGACCCAATAGGAACAATTAGAACAAAAGTTAGAATTAATTTGTTTGAAGCAAACAATGTTTTGTTAGCGCAAACAGTTGATAAGTATATTTCTGTCAATGATAAAACTAATTACAAACAACAGGCCTACGATTTAGGATTTAATAACTTTGCACCAACAATACTTAAAGATAAATATATAGAACTTATTGCTCAAATTTAGTTTTTCTATCAAACTTAAACTTAAGTATTTTATTAAATATATTATTAAATGAACTATCTGCACTAGACAGATACGTGTGATCATCTATGTTTAAATTATAAGACTTAAGAACTAAAGGTCCAGAGTTGTAAACCTTAACGTCTTCCATCTGTGTGCCACCGACGTCAAACTTATTTCCATATATAGATCTCCATAAAAACTGATCTAAAAGTTCTAAGACTATCTTTAATTTTTCTTTTTCCATAATCATAGGGACATGGAGTTCATAGTCTAGTGGATCTTCAAATCCTAATGCTTTAAGTTTTTTATATGTTCCTGATAGTTTTCTAGTGTACTGAGAATTTCCATTTAATTTTTGATACAAATTTATCTTATCTAATAATGAACCACTATGAAAATTTTCTATTTTATTTATTTTTTTAATAATATAAAAGTCATCATTCATTAAGATAAAAGATTCTGATATTTCTTGTGAAAGACAGATTGCTTCTAAATTTTTTACAGCATTTTTATACTTTGATTCTTTTTGTTCTACCTTTATATAATTTCCTATGTACCAGTCAGGCTTGCCACCAACGAGCCATATGCTTGCTTCTGGAAAACTTTCAACAACAGATCTAATTGAATACTTTAGTTCTTCGTTTACTCCGTCTTTACATATATATACAAAGTCTTTTTTATCCCCAAATTGCATATTTATAATTTCTACAAAATCTATTTGTATCTGTTTTAAAAAACTTTATCATTAAATATTTCTTTCTTTAAACCATTGATCTAAAGTTATACTTGGTTCCCAATCAAAGACTTCTTTTACTTTTTTAATATTTGCAAGTGTTTCTCTTGCCTCTCCAAGTCTTTCTGGAATATTAATAGTATTATCCGATATAAAAGATGCAATTTGATTCACAGAATAATTTGTTCCAGTTCCAACATTAAAAACATTGCCAAAGAATTTACGATCAATATCTTTTGTTGTTGCAAGTATGTTTATATCTACAACATCTTTAACATTTGTAAAGTCTCTTCTTTGTTCTCCATCGCCAACAATTGTTAATTTTTCACCATTTAATTTTTGAACATCAAACAGTCCAATTACTGGTGCATATATACCCTTTGTCGGATGCCTATCTCCATATACATTAAAATATCTAAATATTATTGTATCTAATCCAAAAATGTTTGTATACATTGAGCATAATTTTTCTCCAGCAACTTTAGAAATTGAATATGGGTTTAAACAATCGTCTGGCTGTGTTTCTTCATTTGGTATTTTATTTCTTCCATATGCGGAAGATGTTGAAGAATATACGACTCTTTTAACATTTGCTTCTTTTGAACATTGAAGTACTGTTGTAGTCCCAACTACATTTGTTTTTACAGATCTTATTGGATTTTTTATTGTTCTCTGTATTCTTGCTTCTGCTGCAACATGAAATACATAGTCAACTCCATTGTAAAGATTTCTTGTGTTTTCATAATCACATATGTCTAATTTATAGTTTTTTGCATTTTCATTCCAAAAAAAATAATCGTGAGACTCAGAAGATTCGTTGTCAATAACAATAACTTCATGACCAAGTTCAATTAAAGAATCAACTATGTTTGATCCAATAAATCCTGCACCGCCAGTTACTAAGTATTTCATTTTATTGCCTCATCAATAGAAAAAAATGGCTTATAAAAATCTTTGTCTTCTTTCATTTGACTAATCTTATTCATATAATTATCAAAGTGTGGTTTTCTAATATCCATCCCCATTCTTACTATCATATTTTTGTCTGTTATTTGAGAATAATACAATAATTCTCTTAAGGTTGAAATTTTATATTTTTTATTTATTTCAATATATTTTAAAATTCTATTCCAAAGTTCTGTGTCAGAACTGCACATATAATTATCGTAATATCCAAATATTTTAAATGATTTTTTAGAAAAAAAGGCATGAGCATGGTTTGGCATTGATTTTCCAACCTTTGCAAACCATTCTGGCGGAGTTCCACCAATTCTTAAATCAAAATCCTGAACGGCTAACACATTCTCATCATCAAAAAGTTTAATTATTTTTTCAAACCTTGTTGAGTCTGAAAAATCATCTGCGTCGTGTGTTGTATAAACATCAAAATGTTCCTCTTCTAATAATTTTATTCCAATATTTTTACTATAAAAACAACCACCATTTTTTTGATTATTTATTAATTCAATGTTATTGTTTTTTAAATATGGTTCAATTTTTTTTAAAGAGTTATCAGTAGAAAAGTCATTAACAATACATAATTTAAAATTTTTAAATGTTTGGTTAATTACACTATTAATTGCTCTTTCAATATACTTTTCATCATTATGCACTGGCATAACAACTAATAATTTTTTCATTTTAATCCCTTCAATTAAAAAATGGGCCTAGAATAATACCAGACCCACTTTCTATAATTAAACTACTTTTTCTTAGCAGCCTTCTTTTTTGGTGCACTCTTAACAGGCACAATCTTACCAAGAGCATCTGAAATTGCTCCTGAATCTGGCAATACGCCAAACGCCTTGTCATTAGGATTGAGTGCTCTCAATGCAACTGGCGCTAAAGCAGCAACTAGTGCAGCCCATAGATCTTTTGGATCTGTTACGCCAGCCATGTAAAGTGCAATTACTGAACCAAGAACGGATCGTCCGTATGATGCTAGCATTGCCTTTGTCTTATCATTTAGTAAGTTATTCATTATTCCTCCTAGGATATAATTTGTGTTAGTGTTTTATAGCCAATCCATAAACCAATAATTCCTGCGACTCCCGCAAAAACTGGTGGTGCTGGTACTGGCAATTTGAATGCTGCGAACACGACACCGCATCCAAAACCTGTGATAATTGATAACAGAACGTCTCTCATGTTACCTTTTTTCTTGACCCATCTCTGGTAAAAGCGCTAAAAGTTTATCAGAATAGTTATCTAAACCTTTTACTTTTAGTTCATCTGAAACCTCTTTAATGGTTTGCTGAGACCTTTCAATATACTCAAAGGCCCAATCTCTTGAGTCAGATAGAAACTTTATAAAGTTTTCTTTATGTATTGTGTCGTCAGACATACTGATACCGTTGTTAATTTGAGAGTTTAATTCTTCAAGTGCCCTGGTTTTTATAAAAAGTTCAGCCAACAATAAGTTGGACTTTTTTAGTTTATCAAAGGTAGCCCAATAAGATAGTCCAAAAGAAAAAGACAGGGTAGCAAAAAATATTAAAAACATCATTTCCATAATATATATTGTACTCTATTCTGGTCTTTGGCGCTACCCCAAGACGTGCCCCCAATAGGCCCACAATTAGCCTCTGTGGCACTTATCATGAGGTTTGCATATCCTTTTACCTTAATCATCTTCTTCAATGTCAAATAAATCTAAGTCTGATAACTGACTAAGCCTTGAAGCAAAAAACAAATTAATTGCAACAAGGGTAGATATTATTAACAGTATTAATATAATTATTTTCTTTTTCATTTTGCTATTGTTACTCCACATCTTAAACAAGCCGTATAAGTTTTACCAGTAAATGGACAGGTTCCAGCCTCAACAAAATTATGAGATTTTACCTTGCAAATAAAAAACATTGTAAGTTGTTTAATCACTTGATTGCCTCTCCCGCCGAATCATAATTTTATTATATCAATAAATTCATTGTGTGTTAATAAATTAGGAATTATTATTTTTTGTGCATTTAAAATAGAAAGATAGTCTTGTTTTTTAACACTGTCCAGTATCTCTTCTGATATTTTTTTAATATTATTTTTATTTATTAGTTCATTTCCTATTAAAATATAAAAATATGACGAAGAACTAAAAATAGTATTATCAAAAAGATCAAAACTTTTAGTTAAAGGCTTGTCATTACAAACATTTAAAATATATTCTATTTTTTTAGGAATTTTATTTTTTGTAGTAAAATCTTTCCAAAATTGAGTATTATTTTTATTTGTTACATAATGTAAATATAAAAAATCAACAATTTCTTGAGTTTCATTTAAATAAAAATTATTAAATTTTTCTTTAATAAAATTATTTTTTGTATATAAATTTTGTTTATTTGACATAAATCTTTCTAATACAAAAATAGTTTGCATTATTGAAGTTGCTTCTAAAGGTTCTATAAAACCACCAGATAAGCCTACTGATAAACAGTTTTTAATCCAAATGCTTTCAAAACATCCTGCAGAAAAATTAAAGGCTCCTTTTTCTTTTCTTGGATATTGTGGTTCAAATCCTAAATATGTCTCTATTTCGTTTATTGCATCTTCATCAGAAATATAATCACTATCATAAACATATCCGCAACCATATCTATGTTGTAGTGGTATTTTCCACATCCACCCAAAATCCATTGCTATTGCTTCTGTGTATGGTGGTATATCTTTGTCCATTTTTAAAAAAAACGGAATTGCTTTTTTTGCTGGAAGATGGTTAGAGTGTGATTTCCAAGAACTTTTATAATGATTTCCAATTACAAGTTTTTTAAATCCAGAACAATCAAAAACAAAGTCACAAGGTATTTCTTCTTTTTCTGTTTTTATTGTTTTAATATATCCATCTGAATCATTTAATATATTTTTTACAATACCTTCTTTTCTTACTATTCCTCTTTTTTCACCAATATCTTTTAAATAATTTGCTAAAAGTTTTGCATCAAAATGAATTGATATTGCAGCAAATTGATCTGTTATTTGATTTTTATTATTTTTTATAAAAGGAACTAATGAGGAATCAGATATTTTTTCAACAAAAGAATAATCTTTTAAATTATGATTTTTTAAAAATGCACAATAATGTGCAAAATTAGTATCACTTTCTATATAAGAACTTTTTAAATGAAAATTATAATCATTAGATGCTTTACAATCTGAAAAAAATGGATGAAAATAACTTTTATCATTTGACCAATTAGTAAATTTAATTCCATTTTTTATAGTTGCATTACAATTTTTAATTAAATCTTCATATGGTATTTCTAAAAAATTTAAAAAATCAATAAAGTTTGGCGTTGATCCTTCTCCTGCACCTAAAATTCCATATTCTTCGCTTTCAACTAAAACTATATTTTTTTCATTATATATTTTTTTAGCATATAATGCCGTTAACCAACCAGCAGTTCCACCACCTATAACAACTATATTCATATTATTACTCCCATGTTTGAATATTTTTTTATAACATAATCAGATAAAACATCGTTTGGGTCTTTACTTATTTTGCTTAACGTTGGTCTTATCTTATGTAAGTCAATTGGATGACCTGGCATAAAACTATCTTCGTCCTCTAATTTAATTATATTATTAAAGTCATGTTTAAAATAAGGAACCTCTAAAAAATTGTAAACATCTTCCATTATTTGTTTAGGATTTTTTATTAAATTATTATAGTTGATAACGCAAACGTTATTTTTATTTTCTTGTTTTAAAATTTCACTTAAACTAAAAAGTGTATTATCTATTTGTCCATAAGGGCGCATTAAAAAATCACAGATATTGTCATTTTTGCTTAAATATTCTTTACTCCACCAATAAGAATTTTTCATTTCTAAATCTATGTAAGAATCTTTTGGCAATATATTAATAAAAGAAGCCAAAATTTCAATAATTGGACGGACTGTAAATAAAATTTTAGGATTTGGATCAACATATTTTTTAATATTTTCTAAATTTTCTGGTATTGCCCAAACTTTAGATCTATCAAATATTATTTTTTTATTTATTTCACTATAATAATTTGATATTAAGTTTTTGCCAAATCTTATTAAATTATCTTTGTTTTTAATTTTAATTGCACTTTCTTCTGTTTTTAAAATATTATCGTAGTTTGATAAAATTTGTACCATTGGACTTAATGGACTACTATAAATGTCTGGATTTTGATTTAAAATAGCAGACAATAAAGTATTACCAGATCTAGGAAGTCCTGATAAAAAATAATATTTTTTTATTTTATTGCCTCCCTGGTTACTAAAACAATTGCTCCGCATTCTTCCAAAACCTTTTTTAATTTTACCACATATTGTAAGGCTGATATTTTATCATCATGCCCCATGTGTAAAAACTTTCTTTCATCTAATTTTACAGTAAGGAAGTGTTCATTGTCAATAATCTCTACACCAAATCCTTTAGGGGGTGTAATTGAATGTACCGCTTTACGCATTTCGTTCGTATACATTATTTTCTTCCCCATTGAATCATATTCCAACCACGTTCATGTGCATAGTAAATAAATATTTTAACTACTGTTTCCCAAAATGCAATTGTTATAGATAGTGAAGCATTTTTTGTTATAACATAGGCAACAGCAACAGAGGACAGCGTTCCCCATATGCGATAACTTAATGCCTTTACAAAAGATCTAGATTTAGTTACTTTCATTATCTATATCTTCTTCAAACATATCTCTAGCAAATCTATCTTCTGCATCTGCAATACCTTGACCAAAATTAGATACCCAGTTCTTTACGTTTTTCAGTAGCCGAAATAGCATGAATGTCTGCCCCCAAATCTACTTGCTCAATCTTGTATCCCACGTCACGACCATAAACAATATTGGTAATGTTTGGAAGTCTGAGTACCATTGATCCGTCCATGAACTTATCTTTAGCAATATATTCTTTTACCTGATCAAACTTAAGTGGATCTTTTTCACTTGTGTTGTATGTATTTCGTACTCCAAGTAATACTTGGTTAGTTCGTTTACCCGCTTCTTTGTATAAAGCGTGATGCCCTTCATGCCATGGTTGATAGCGACCAAGCATAAGTGTTGTTGGTGCAGACCAATCATGTAATTCAAACAAAGAAATAATTAAACTTGCTTTTTCGTATGAATTTTTTTCATGATCAGAAAACATAAAGTCAAATTCTTTTGGTGCTACAAACATCTTATTTGTATCTTTAAATCTGCCTTCTTTAATTGTATCCATAAAAATTAGAATATCTGGTTTACCAAATGCTTTTCTTGTCGCATCTGTTGGACAAACAAAATCTACAATTACTGGGGTAACTCCTTGGTTGGCAATAAGTCTTGCCATTTCTCCCATGCGTCGTGCCTGCTCTATGCGATCTTCTGGGGTAAATCCAAGATCAGAATTAACTGTAGCACGTACTTCATCTGCATTAAGATGGATAGCGTTAATGCGTTCTTTTAATGCTTTTGCCAGTTCCGTCTTACCAGAACCAGGTAATCCAATTATTTGTATAATCATCATTACTCCATTGTTAGTGCTTGCCAAGTAATTGACCAGTCTTTTTTAGTTTTGTGTTTATTAAATTCTCTTGAAACTTCTCCACCTTCTAAGTATACTCCACCCCAAACGCCCCACTCTTTTCCAGATATACCGTTTGCAAAGCATATTTTCTTTACTGGGCATTGTTTACAAAGTGCGTCAATATCTTTCCTAGATCCTTCGTGATCTTCATACTTATCAAAAAATGCGTTGTTGTCCATTCCTAAACACAAGGCTTCGTCTTTCCACAAATGCTGCTTCAAGATTAATCCTTATACTTATTTGGTATGTCCCAACCATTACGACCAGGTTTATAAATTCTATGCAAATACCACTTATCTTTTACTCTAATACCCATAGGAGATGTTTTTGCAGTGTCTGATTCTTTTAAATCAACTACATCCCATCCACGCCATAGCAGATTGTTATTCTTATTTATAATTTTTTCCATTGTATTTAAACTTCTAATAATCATTTTATTCTCCTAATACCTAAAAAGACCAACATCAATGTTGTTGGCTTCTGCAACTAAAACTAATTTTGATTTTGATTCTTTTGGACGACTTAAAAAAGCAAAATAATTAATTTGATTTATATTTTCACTTAACCATATTGGCGCAGCATTATAAAACTTAATTTTTTTGCCTCTTGCCTTCATTCCTCGTTCTGATAAATTAGAAAACTCTGAAACAAAGTGATTTATTCTTGATGGGCCAGCAGAGTAAATAATAAAATCATTATCTCCATCTTTCATGCCAGATAAAGCAACGCTCATGGCACGAAGGAATACGTTGTAGTCGTTAAATTCCTTTGTTCCCTGTACCGCTACTATCATTTGGTCCTACCCCTTGTTTTAAGTCATCAAGTATTGATAACATCTTATCTAATTCTTTTGTTGGCATATTTTCAATATCTAATGGCTTTATTGTTTCTTCATCTACTCTGCCATTTATAGCATTTGCAGTATAAAAAACATTATTCAATATCCAGTATGCACTTCCTTCTGCTATTACGACCCTTAACATATTTTTTTGAATATGTTTTTGAGATTGCGTTATAACTTTAGGCTTATCAAACCTTTGTTTTGGAACAACATCTTTAACCATTTCAAAAATAGAACTTTGCCTATATTTATTCTTGTTTAAAAATATCATTCTTCTTTTGTTTGATATTTTAATTATAGACCAATAAGACAGCAATGTCAAGCCTATAA